TACTTGTACGTTTCCTGTAACATCTAATTCTTTGCCTGATGCAGGACTGCCACCAATACCAACACCTGCCGTAGATAAAAACATAATACTGTTGTTACCATCGCCATCAGTTATTTGTTGAGCAGTAGATGTTAAGACTGTATTAGCACTTGTCTTTAAGAGCCCTACATACGTTACTGATATTTGTGTGTTAGTTAATGTTGCCATTTACAATTTTTTTTAAGTAAATAATTAATTTCTGCACATTTTTATTTTTTGGTTTACTTTTTCTTTTCATAAAACCCAGCCATTAAATAAACTATCTTTATCAGGATCAATGTCCTCGTTTGTGTTTGACGTATATTCAGGGTAGCTACTTTGATTGAAGCTCATAAAATCTATAAATCTTCTTGTGTAATACTCTGCTATATCTCTTTCTTTTTTTACTAAATAGTCAATTTCGTTTTTGCTAACTGTTTCTGCATTTTCGCTTGTGTGTTTAAAAACACCACCATTTTTTATTTGATATGCTGCAAATGGTATATAGTCTGCCATTGCATAGTGTATCAGCATCGGCTGAATATATGTTCGGACAAGTGTTAAATAAGCACCTGTTAAATTTGAAGCTGATATATCTGTACTGATTTTATTATAAAGATCTGTGCCTAAGTAATTTCTTATGTGTATCTCTTGTGCTATTTTTATAAACTGAATAAACTTATCAGTATCAACATTTCCATCTAAAATGGAATTTTGTACTAATTGTTTTCTTGTTATAAATAATGCAGTCGCCATAATTATCTTGGGTTTTTATATCCTCTGTTGGGCATATCAATAGGTCTTGTTGCCACTTCTCTTGGGTTTTGGTTTTTCTTCGGTGCAGATGGACCTTCAAATCTTGCACCTTTTCTATCATCAAGTGGTAATGCACTAATTATTTTTCTTGCCCGACCCACTGATATTTTTTTGTTATTCTTTTTTAAATATACCCTACGAAGCCATACGTGATGGCAATTTGCACCACCTTTGTAAAGCCATATATTATAGCCTTCTCCTTTTGCATCTGCAGGGCTAAGATCTACATTAGCCTTACTTATTTTATTTAAATCTTCAACACGATAAACTTTGTTAGCTTTTAACATTTTTCTACAAAATTCTCTACTAATTACTTTGCCATTTTCATCCCTTGTCAAATCCCCAGAATATGCGTACCTGATTCTAAATAGATCTGTATCCTGTATGCTTTTTTTTCTTGCATCACCTGTTACAACTGTGGCAAATTCAAAATATTTTTGTATCTCGCTTTCATCTTCCAAAGCTAATCTTTCATCAATTAATTCCCACTCATCGCCCATTTCTTCTCCTTTTGCTATAACATTATCTGCCACTTGTGATCCTAGATCACCACCTAAGTAGTAATCTTTCTTTAAATCATCCCTTTTTACACCAGTTTCTTCTTCTCTTGTTTCCTCATCATCAACATTTTCTAAATCTGTAAACTCAAGTGGTTGTAGTGTTTTGAAATATAATTTAAGTGATACATTGTTATATGCTAGTATTTTTTCAAAGTGATCAATTAACAAGGTCTGAAATGGTCTAATAACTGTATTATCCATCAATATACTTGCAGTTTTCAACTCATCTGCATTATTACCTAAACCTGATTGATCTTTGATGCCTAATAACATTGGACTAACTACCCTGTGGCTAACCATTATTTTTTTTGTACTTTCCTCACTTAAAAACTGATACTGATTGTGTGCATCACTTAATTGAATAGGATCAATACTGGCTTGTGCTTCTGGGTTGTCGTTGAAAGCTAAAATAAATTTACCTGCATTACTACTACCACTAAACTTTTGGTATATTCTTTGTTCTATAAGTCGCCTTTCTTCCTCGTTAGGTACACCATTGTTAAAATTTATAAGCATTGATGGTGCTAAACCATTAAGTATGTTATTCAAATGATAATTACTAACTTCTTCTTCAAGCTCTGCATATTGCAAACCACCCTGATAATCAACAGGACTATAATAAAAATAACCTGCCCTGTAAGGTTTTATATACATAATCTCAATACTTTCTTTGCTTTCGCCAAAGGCTGGTATTCTTTTTAGTTCAGTTTGTGGTTTTACTTTCTCCCAATCAGGTGCATAATAATATGCCTTTATGTCTCCATTTTCACTTTTCTCTGCTCTTAGTGTCTCAACAGGCAAATGTTCTAGTTGTACGATTCTTGACCTATCTTGTGAGTAGATTACCTGTATAGCACATTGACCCATTAGTTTTAGATCATAGCATAATTTTCTTACACATTGGTTTTGAAATAAAACTTTCATTTGTGCGTACTCGTTTGGCTTAAAGCTACTGTCAGTAGCATCTAAACCTTTGCCATAAATCATTTCACTTATTGCATTAATAATTGCGTTGTTAGTTGGACTACCATTATAACGATCAATTAAATACTTAAAGTACAAGTTGTCTTCGCCATATTGTATGTAATCCCTATTATATACCTCAACGATTTCAGGGCTTGTATATGTGCTTAAATTAATTACTCTTAAATCACTCATATTGTAATGTATTCATCATCAAATGATATGCTTGTATATTCTCCAGTATTAATATCATAGTTGCCATTTGTAAGGCTTTGGTTTGTAACAAAAATTTTATCTCTGTATATTGTGTCTGATGAAGTGTTTACTGTTAAATTATAAAATCTGTTTTCTTTTAAAATTGTGTTACCTGAACTATCTACCATACCTGAACCTGAGACTGATATTGTTGCATAATTATTATTTGTAAAAGATGTAGATATATTGCTATAAGTATAGCTTTCGTTTGTAACTTCATCTCTTATAACTATGTTATTTACTGCTACAAAACTTCTAGGAATTATTTTTATGCTTTGCCCAGTAGCACTTGTAGTTAAAATCTTCATATCTATATAACAAAGTAAAGACAAATTTTTGTAAAAAAAAAGAGGGTATAAAACCCTCTAATTTTCGAAAGTATCAAAATACTTAATTTACATCAATTTGTGATCCTTGTGTTTCTGCATTATATGCTGCGGTAGCTATATAGTCAGGTGCTTCTGTTTCTTGAGCAACAAATGTAAGTGAGTAACCATATAGGTCGCCCATAGCTGCTCCACTAGAAAATGTACCTGTAGTTAATTCGCAACCGTGATCTTTACCAACTAATCTAAAATTCCCATTATAATCTTCAACTATTATATGTGGTCGAGATACTGCAAGTAACTTAATTTCATCTTGTGTTTTTTCTTCTTGAAAAGTCAAGTTTAAAGTAAGTGTGCTTTCGTAAAAAGTTGTACCGTTTTCTCTTGATGAGTTTACGGTTGTATCAAGTGTTGAGTTTCCTTTAATATCAAATTTCATAAAAGTAGGAGTGCCACCAAAATCTGTAATTAAACTGTTTGCAATAGTCAAAGCACCTAATGTGCCATAATCTGCAAAAGTAACAGACTTTAATCCACCGACCCCTGATTTACAAGGTAACTCTCTCCCTTTTGTTAATAAACAAGCCATATTTTTATTTTTTTAAAAAAAAAGGTAAGTAGGCTTTTACCCACCTACCTTTCTTATGTTAATCAATATTACGAATACAATACAATATCAGATCCGATACCGTGCTGTACTCCTGCGCTTCCTCTTAAAATTACTCTAACATTTTGACTTCCATCAATGTCAGCCATATCAATAAGCTTTACTTCTTGCCAGTCGTTTAATAGACCAGTTCCGAAGAATAGGTTTGAAGATTCAGCTGCAACCATTTTATTTGCACCAAGACCTGGAGCAGTAAATAATGGAATGCCTTGGAAATTCATTTCTGTTTTTCCAACATTGTATAAATCTCTATAACCTAATGCTGCTTGTGCTTGAATGTAAAACTTTGCTGCACTTGTAGGAATGTAAATTTTTAAATCTTCTTTATTATACACACCACTAGGAATAGCATCTATTACTTTATCTAGCTCTGCAATAATATTTGATTTACTCAAAGTAGTTCCTGAAACATCAACAACATCACTATCTGCAGTCAACAATGCTTGAAAGCCATCAAACTCCCCATTGTTCGCAGTAGCACCTTGCCATATATTTTGTTCAACTTTTTCAGCAACTTTTGCTGCAACTTGTGCGATCAAAAAATCAGAAAATTGACTTGGTAAATTGTCATATTGGCTAAAGCCCATACTGTTAGCTTCCCAGTCTTGTCTGAAATCTTTTTTACAAAGTTGTAAGTTTACTTGAAACTCCTCTGGTTGTAAGATTCTTTCTGTTAATGTTACATTTGAAGTAGGGTCAAAATCACAAGATGCGTCCTTTAAAATTGCATCCATTGATAATTTTTTAACCACTTCCTTAAATTTAATGTTGGGTTTAATTGAAACCCCACCTTGTGATAACGTAACTCCACTCAAAAGAGCTGCTGCAATATACTCACCTGCGAACTCGCCTGCGTATGAAGTTGTTATTGAAGTTGTAGTAGCCATATCTTATATATTATTTTTTTTAATTATTAACTTGGATCAGTAGCTGTAATTGAACCTGCGCTGTTTCCGATACCCCAAACATACCACTTGTTACCATCTGACCAGATGTCGATAAAATCTCCAACTGATTCTGCTGATGCCACGAAGTTAATTTGATCTTCTCCAGAAGCTGCTACAGATGCACCATTTACTACTAAAATTCCATCTATATTATCTCCTTCTGCACTATCAATGATATAATTTGATGTATCAAATGCGTTTGCTACAACAAATCTAAAATTAAGTCCAGACTCTACTGCTGGTAATGTTACAGTAACCCCTGCTGATGCAGCAAGTTCGTACCATTTACCACTATCTGCTGCTGTAAGAGTAACTGCTGCTGATACTGCATCAACATCATTTTTAATTCTTACAACATCATTATTTACGTGTGTTAAAACTGCCATAATTATTTTTTATTATTTCTTATTAATTATTGATTCCATTACTCTATCTAGAGTACTTGCTTTTCTATTCTGTGCAAATTTAAACTTTGGCTCAGTTTTTTTGTTTTCTGGGCTATGCTTAATTGGTTTTGCAGCAGGTTGGTTACTCATCTCAACTGCAATTTCTGTTGCAACTTGTGATGCCATTTCATCTTTTTCTTTGTCCTTGTGATCCATCATTTTTTTGACTTCATCTTCAATGTGCTTTTTAAGGTCATCCATTTCTTTTCTAAATTCTTCTCTTGTAACATATCTCATTTTTTCTTTATCTTCATCTTCATCCTTGTCCTTTTTTTCTTCTTTTTCTTCATCATCCTTATGCTCGTAAAGTTCAGAAATCAAGCCTTCTTCTTGCACACTCAAAACTCTACCATCTTCCAAAGCATACTCGCCAACTGGTAATGGTATTTTTTCATCATCGGACAAAATAAAAACTTCTTTTCCACTTTCAAATAATTCTGCTTCTAAAACAGTACCATTATCAAGTGATAATTTTTCTAATTGTACGTCTTCCATACCTAGTAAATTTTTAATTTGTGATAATAATTCTTGTGATTTCATACCTATTTAACAACAGGCATAAATTATTTTGCATTTAAGAAAATATTAAGTTGTAGATCCTATGCCTTGAGCTCTAAGTGAGCCATCGCAGCACTCAATACGATAGGTTTCTTCATCCCAACAAAGACAAGCACGATTACCCCCTATTGGACTTGCGTGTCTACCATAAGTAAGTTCTATAAATTTGTTGCGTAGTCTTCTTTTGCTTTTGTATTTCATTTGGTTGACTTTGGGTGTTTTTTTGGTAAAAGATCGTTGTCTTGTTTGTAGGCTTTATTTTGTGGTCTGCCATTTTTTACAAGATACATATATGCGTTGACTCTTGCGTGCGCCCATTGTGAAGCACTTTTTACTCTTGGACTGCTACTTGTATTAAACGCACCTAGCCCTCTTTGAAAAACTGCTGATAATTGACCTAGTGTTACACCATAGCCAAGTTTTTCTTTATAACGTTTATTAAAATTATCAACTTTCTTTTGTAATGCTTCACGATCTTTAGCAGTAACTTTTGCACCTGTTCTGCCTTTTGCACTTCCACCTGCACTACCAACACCTTTTGGGTTTTTGTTTTTTCTACTACCTGGAGCCTTTGGGCTTTTTACAATACCACCTCTAGGACCGACTTTTGCCATTGCGTGTTTTTCACAAGGCATATACCAAGTTTTACCCTCAAACTCGTGTTCGTGTGTACCCTTGCAACCAATATCCTCTGCAATTTTTTCAGCCATATCTTTTGATGAATAAGCCAAACGATCCATTATGATTGCATAGTTTTCATCTACGACTTCACTTTTTAATTTTAGTTCTCCTAATTTTTTTAGTTTTGATTCAGCCCAGTTTTTTGCAGATTTACCGCCCCACAATAAAAAAGATATAGTACCACAAGCTTCGTTGTCTTTTGGATCATAATAAGTTTCTGCTCTACTTAAATAACTGTAAAGCCTTTTGATCGTTGATACTGAAAGTTTTTCTTTTGCTGCTAATTGTCTGGCACGATTTTTTCCTACCAAAGTGGCACATTTATTATTTACTTTTTTGTTTAATTCAATACCTCTTTTAGCATTGTTTACAACACTTTGAGGATAGTCATTGTAACTTTCAAGTGTAATCTTCTCACTAAATAATTTTCTTACTGCTTCTAATATTTCTTCACTTTCAATTTCTGATAAACTATCTTTTTTCTTTTTCTTTGCTTTGTCTGCAAAATAGCCCTCAACTGAAAAACCTTTGACTTTGCCAGTTTTTACGTATTCGTTCCAAACCTCATCATTGTTTACTTTTATTGCACCCATCCAAGTACCTACTGGTACATCAAGTCCATATTTTCTTGACTTGTCATATTGCTCATCTTCTACTATCCAACTTTCTACAAGTGTTAGTCCTTTAATCGAGTGTTGATGTTCTAGTGTTGACTTGCTTTGATTGCCCTTCATTAAAAATCCTTCACTTGCCTTGCGTACTGTTTCACGTGAAAAATATATGTAATATTCTTCTTCTGCATTTTTTCTATATATTGGTTTGTTTGGTATTAGCAATGGACCTAGAAGTATTCTTTTTTCTTTATCGAGTTCTGCTAATTTGATTTCTTGTTTTTTTAATGCAATAAAATCTTCTTCTATTGCTGGGCTTTCAACTACAGATATTGCTTCAATACCTGCTAATTCATCATATTCATCAATGACAAGTTCTACTATTTTCATATTAATATAACATTTATAAAATTATTATTTGCTAACCTAAAGTGCTTTCTTCAATTATATTTCTATCCAAACTTTGTGCAGTTGTAACTTCTGATGCAACTACGAAAGCTTTGACTGGTTGTTGCTCTTGTTGACCTATTGCAGTTGCCAACTGTGTTTGTGGACTACTACCGACAATATTGAACGATGGTGCTGATGTTGTTACGGTCGGTGCTTGTATGTCTGCTGATATACCACCACCACCTCCAACACTACTTGCAACTTGTTTGGTTTTACCTACTGCTTGTTTAACTGCTGATATTACACCTACTGCCTGTGCTGCATAAGCTATCAACAAAGGTATATTTTGAGGAAACCCAGCCTTTGCAGTCTCGGCAGCACCTCTTGCAACTGCACTTCCAGATTTTGCACCGTCAACTACTGCATCTGTACTTGCTTTTGTTGCGTTTGCTATTGAGTCTTTTATCCTTAAAATGTTTTCTTTTGCAGATAGTATTGTTTTTGCTACAAGTATTGCTTTACCTAATCTACTTTCTTCTCCGGCTAATTTTACTGCATCATCAAAAGATTTGTCTCTTATTCTTTTTTTCTCAGCTTCACTTTCAGCTATTAGTTGATTTTCAGCTTCTATGTCTTTCTTTTTTGCATCTGCAATAACACCATTAAAATATTTTATTAATTCAGCCTTTTGTTCTTCTGTTGCATTTAGGGCTTCTAACTCTGCTAATGCTCTTTCCTTTTGTCTTTCTGCTTGTTCTAAAAAAGTTTGATCTTCTCTGTCTTGGTTTAATTTTCTAAATCTTTCCCTAATCTCATCAATACTTTCTAGCCTTTTAATTTCTGCATCTACTGCATCTTGTGCATCTTTGTCTGCTTTATTTTTTGCTTTTTCTGCATCGGCATCTTCTTTTTGTTGTATTTTATTTAAAAAGCCATCACGCCTGTTTTGCAGTTCTTGTAATTTTTTTTCAGTTTCACTAATGCTTTTATCAGCTTCTTCTGATATTTTTTCTGTGTTAAATACTGCTCCTGCAATGGTTGTAGATAATAAAGCTACATCTTTACCTGTAATTTTATTAAAAGCTACTATAATTGAATTTAATGGACTTAAAATAAAAGATAAAATACCCTCTAGTATAAATTTATTTCTGTTAGCTATTTCAGTTTGTTCTTTTTTAATTTGCTTTTGTGTTTCTAGTTGTGCTTCTAATGCACTGATTGTTTCATTAGTTTGTTGTATTTTTAGGTCTAATATTTCTCTTTCAGTTTTGCCTTGTCGCTTAAGTGTTTCTTCTGTGCCTGTAACATTTTTAAATTGTTCTTCTTGTGCAGCAACAAGTTTTTTTGCATCCTCTAATTGTTTTTCTTGTTCTTTTGTTACACCACCCAAAGCCTTTGTAACCTTATCCCAGTTGGCTGCCAAAGTTCCAACCAAGACAACCAACGCACCTATACCAGTTGCTATCAATGCCTTTTGAAACAAAGACAAACTTGCACTAGCAGCTCTTACACCCTTGCCAACACTTACGAATAATTTACCAAACTGTTGAATTTGTAAAGATAAACCTCCTGTAATTTTATTTAGACCCGAGGTAATATCTCTGTTTTTTAGAAGTGTTTCGTTAAATTCTAATGCCTTTACTTGACCTGCTTTTCTAGCACTTGTGTTTGCTTTGATTACTTTGGTAAGTCCTTGTGATTCTACTTTTAGTTTTCTTAATTCTGCAGTTTCTATTTTAAGTTCTTCGTTTAGACCTTTGATTGTATCTTCTCTAGCTTGTCGTTGCACAAAGTTTAGATCTTTTAAACTTGCTTCTGCTTCTGCTATTCTTAATTTAAGGTTTGCTAAAAATTCTTCTTGCCTTTGAATAACGCCACTTAAATCCTCAAAGTCTTTTTTTGCTTTTTCTAAATCTGTTTTTACTACTATTCTTTTTTCAACCATTTAATCTGTTTTTTTAGTTGTGTAAAACCATCAGAAATATTTTCTGGTAGCTTATATTTACCTTGTGCGATCCTAATATTTTCAGTTTCACCATTTGCATATTGTAATAATTCTATAATATTTAGTATCAACTTATTGTATTTACTTTGGTTAATAATTCTAATTTACTTTTACCTGTTTGCAAGTTTGTTGTAATCTTATTAATATAAAACTCTGTATTATTAATAACAATAGTATCAGACAATTTATAACGCAACAAGAACTTTTGTGGTAAAATAGCATTGACTTTTACTAATCTCCTGTTGTAACTAAATACATCTCTTATATATTTGCTATAAAAATTTAAGAATAGTGTATTGTTGTCTTCTACTGTTGCTACAAAAGGATTGATCTCTGTACTGAAATTCAAAGTGTTGCCTGTTGTAAGTGTTGTGAATGTAGTTGTAACATTTGATTCACTTGATACTGTAGATGTTCTTAAAAGACTTCCTGTAACTAGTGGATTGATTGTTGTTGAGCTGTTTGGACTTACCGATACTGTTGCAGTTGCAAAAGTTGTAGGTACAACATAACTAAAACTTACTGCACTTGATTCTCCAGAGCTGACTGCTATAACCACACTTTGTGTGCCTACTCTAAAATTACTTGCCCTGTTGTATTGGGTAATACTTAATGGTGTACCTGTTCCACCACCATCTTGCATCTGTATTGCTGTACCTGTTGTGTTTGCTCTAAAAAACATCAAAGGTTTGTTTATGACTGGTGCTTGGTTGTCATCTACAAAATATCCAAAACCAATTGTTGTATCACTATTGTCGTTTCCATCTGTGAGCTTTTCAAAAAACATTTTTTCAAAGGGTAATTGTACCCTGTAGTCTTGTCCTCTGTTTAATCTTGGATCACGACCACTACCTGATGTTGAACTTGCTTTTACACTTCCTAATTGTCTGTTGTTTAGTTTCTCAAAAAAGAAAGCACCAAATGTTTTTGGATCAGCAAACTTAAATTGTATATCGTTAAATGGCACACTAAAATTACTTTCTCCTTGACTTGTATCTACAAACTCTGTAATGTCTCTACTTGTACCACCTGAATAAAAACTATCAAGTGTTTTTACAACTACTTTACCGAAGTCATCACTACTTGGATCATCTTCAATAAACGCAGTTAAATTAAACATTTTAAATATTCCTGTAAGAAATTCAAGTATGCTTATATCTGGTATATTGTCCTGAACAAATATCGTTTCAACCAAACTATCAGGTTCTACGATACCTGCCGTGATCGTTGCAGAAAAATCCTCGCTTGAATCCTCTGATTCAGAAACTCTAACAAATTGTAGAGAATATGTCAAATTCAAACTTGTCTCTGTGGTCTCAATCAAGAACTGTATGTTTTGTTGTTCAAAGCTACCATTAAAACCTTGTTCAAAAAGTCTGTTTAGTGTTACACTTCCTGTTTGTGTATATGGTTGTTCTGCAACAATTTCTCCTGTGTCTGCTTTTCTTAATTTTGCAGTAAATTTTTTGCTAGATACTGAAGGTGTAATAGTCCATATTATTTGCATTGTTTCAGATTGTATCAGACTGTTTAATCCTGTACCTACAACAAATCTAAATACACCACCATCAAACACAGGCACAAAATCAAACTGACCATCACTAAAGAAGTTTGTCGTGTCTCCTGTAAAGCTCTGTATTTTATTTATAATAAGTTTTGTAACATCACTCTCGTTACTTTCTGTGATTCCTATTTCTCCTTTGTTTCTGTGTAGCCACATATATAGGTCTGCAAATAATCCTGTTTCTTGAAAAAAGTCATCACTAAATTGTAATTGTATATCATTGTCCTGTTCTATAACTCTGATAATATCTATTACCCTCAATGCAGGTTTGAGGTCTGTAAATACAAAACCCATTGTACTACCATCTCTAATTATGTTTCCCCCACCATCAGTTACATCAGCTTGGCTACCACTAGCAAAAAGGTTTCTTGTTGTGCTTGATCTTTCTTGACTTACTAATACACCACCTGCACCACTATTGTAAATAAATCTTTGTGTGTGTGATATTATAGGGTATATAACGTGGGCTGTGCTAGTTGTACCACCACTTAAAGCAGTTACAAATGTTTGAACTCCTTGCCTTACGTTTGACACATCATATGCGTGGTCGAACTGTGAAAAGTCCAAACTAGATAATCTTCTATCTTTCAATTTGTCTTTTAGTGTAACAGTTTCTCCAAAGAATGTAATGTTGTAACTATCTGGTTGGTTATTCTTGAGCTTCACACCATTTAGAACTATATATCCACTTTTAAATCTTTTGTAGTTAAGTTCTAGTATTGCCCTTAATTTAGTGTTTGCATTAAAGATAGAATCTGCAACCCTATCCTCTACAATGTCCGATCTATAATAGTGCCTAAATAATAAATTGTTTTTACTACTTGCAGGCAAACTAAATGACCTACTAAAGTCTGTAAATATTTTTTCAATGTCTCTGATGTCTTGTATTGTTTGTGTCAGGTTTATTTGTTCATCTTCAAATAAATCAAGCCTTTGGTAATCAATGTCGGTAATTAAATTGATCTCGTTCCATTTCCTAAATGTGTTTTCCCAGTTTGTGGTAGTAAGGTTCCACAAGTCTGGATCAGGTTGTGGATTGTCTATTACTATGTCTGGTATTAATAGACTTACTTCGTTCATTATCTAATTGTGTTTAATTTATCAAAAGCAAACTTAAAG